AAGTGACGATACCATCGTCCGATTCGTTGAGGTTGGTTCCCGGAGAAACATCAAATTCGATTGCCGAAGCATCGAACGGAGGTCGTACTCCACCAAGCCTGCTATCCATCGAGCAGTTGTGGTCTAGATTAGCAACATCAGAAAATGCATGTCCAGTGAAATCGTCTACCATGATGCCTTCTGTAACTGGGAACACATTGTAGGGGTTCTCTTCTCCATGCATCATAATTGGTTCTTCGGTCGATCTAGCGATTGCGTTAGACACAAGTTTTCCGTAGATGTCGCTGCGATATCGCAGATCATTCTCGTTTTGCATCTTGCCAATTTGGTTCATTGTAAATCGACGATTATCAACATGCCGTACATGCACATCTCGGGTAAGATCAAACACATAAGGTTCAATATCGAGATGGTATAGGACCATATCATCCATCGATGTTTGGGGGGGTTCTCCTAGAAGACCGGGGATCCCGGATACTACACCAAGAGTGCGGTCTTCTCCCACAACCACAGAATCGGTTCTTGGAAGATATCGCTCATAACTGATCTGTGAGGTTTCGTTGGGATTATCGAGAGGCAACCCAAATGAGTGTTGCCGAACTTGATACCCATCAACAGTTGGCTTGTATTGAATTGGTCTGAAGTCGATGTACTTTTGTAGGCGATAAAACTTACCAGAGTCTCTGTCGGTGAATGATGGAATTGCGTCGTATGGTATATTATAACTGTCAATGGTTACAGGACCAATTCCGCTATGTTTGTTATAGGAAAAACTCACGGCGACTTTGTATGTTACCTGATCTCCAGTGTCGCTTAGTTTAGATTTGGGAACAAATACTCGACCCAGTGTATAGGCATAAGATCGTTGTCCATTATCCAAAATAACGTCAGATGTTGCTACATCCCCATCACTCATTTGGTCCGCAACGCTCGTAACGGATGTAACATCACTCTTCGTGAGAGTAAACACAACGTATTCAATACCATTTACTTCTTGAATTTCGGAAGATACTATGTTATCGTCCTGTCCATCAGTCTTCAGATCTAGAGTTCTGTAGAAGTTGGAGAACTCACCGCCCGGCACATTGTCATAATCCAGATATGCTGAATATAAAAATGTTATCGATTGATGACTAGGAGTCACGGAACCATCAAAAGTGATAGTCATTGATGTACCGTCAAGGGACGGGTCGCTTACGTTTTGATTTACAATCTCTCCATTACTATCAATGGCTATGACAGGAGCATTTGCAATCTCGAAGTTAGTTACCGCGTTTCCACTATCTGGATCATCATCCCACTCTCTTGGGGTTGTTGGGGTGATCGTAACACTAGATCCGGTCACATCCTTTTCGATATGCACCAACTGAACGGCAAGTCTGGTTCCGGCCGGAAGGCCTTCTCCAGCAAGTCCCTTTTCGGTGATGGTGTTGTTTCCCGATGTAGGAAAGAGGAGAGATTTGTGTCCAGACAACTTAGGACCGACTGATCCATCAATACTTTCAACATCTAGACTGCCAGCAGTCATCGCTCCTGTTGAGTCATCGAAATACACTATATTATCGGTATTGCCAATGTTGTAATTGTTGTTGTCAATTTTCAGACCACTAATATATGCTCGATACTCAGCACCAGCCCCCGTAGTACCAACCCCTCGGACGCAAACGACATTACAAGATCCAAAGGATATCCCGGTGCTAGTACGGAGGTAGTGCAGTGCGCCAGATGTTACGTTGTATGCGGGTCCGTATTCTTGAAACGTGCTGCCCGAACCGTTTATGACAAAGTAATTTCCGTGTGTAAGATCAAGATTTTCGATAGCATGAGTTTGGGTGGTTCGTGGTTTGTTTACAGACAAGAAGGTCGGACTCTGAGTCTCTAGTTCATAACCACTAACATATGATTTGTGAGGATCGATACCCACGGCAAACTTGTTGGTGTTGTCGGAGGGAGTGAAAGCAGTTCCGTGCGAGGTGACTCGGAGTTTAGGACTACCAATTGTGTAGTGTCCTGACTCATCAAATGTCCGACGAGCCAACGAATCGTCAAGAGCCGAATAGTCGGCATGTTCAATCTTCTTGGTGGTATTTCCATCGACGACACGAATCAATTCGACGAAGTTGTCCCCAGAGAAGGTTAGTGTCGAGGCATCCCCAAACGAACCCGTAAATTCCTTGGAGGTTAGTGCAAGATCAATTTTGTAGCGATCTGATCCGGGAGCATTGAAGTTATAAAATCCACTTGCGGGATCTCGTAAAGTTTCATCTTCCGAAGAGTTCACGATCATGCGAGAAACAGTAAAACCAACCGATGATGTGGGATCAGAAAATACTCGTAGTTCGTTACTATCTTCAGCAGTTCCTGTTGAATTGAAGGGGACAATACTTTGCTTTGGTGTGTGGACGAAGAACCCGTCAACAAAGAAGAATCCTTCGTTCACTGTTACTAAAATAGCATCCGTTCCTACTGCATCAGTTACTGTACCATCTGCAATCCTAAAAGACTCACCGATATGATCGGTTCCTACAGTAGAGACAACATCGTTGGGTGAAAAAGATCCAACTGTTGATGGGGTGAAGAACACAACTTGACCTTTATCCAGTTGCGTGCCGTCGCGTCCCGCAAGAACATGGACCACCCGACCCTTCATCGATCCCGACTGAATATCTTGTCCTACCATCATATCAAGGTTGTCAATTGGATCTCCCTCAACACCGGCTGCGTCTTTACCGGCTGCTGAAACACGAATCCAATGGATTTTTCCTTCTACTACTTCACCACCAACAACTACTGAACCATTCTCGAATATATGACTACCAAATCTCTCGACTTGGTTCTGGAGGATGGATTGAATCTGGGTGAGTTCTCTTGCTTGAATGCCATATCCAGGCTTGAATAGATGACGAAGGAACCCCTTATCGACAGAGAAATCGTCGTAGTATGGGTTTGAGTCAAACAACAAGGGGATATGTGATTTAGTTTGTGTCATTGGTTGTCGTCCTCTACACTCCGAAGTCTATCAGCAGACGAATTAGTTCCGACTGCTCACAATGTCTAGTGATACTATTTTCTAGAGTGTGTCCGTGAAGTATTCTTCCTGTTCCTGCTTGTAGACCCGGCGTGGTTATGGTATTTATACTGGCTGTGATACCCCCACCGATGGTAATGTACTCTCCGAAGGTGTATCCATACTCAGTCCCCCACGTTCCACCAGTGATTCCGGTGACGTAGATGTTGGCAGTAGTTCCTGCCGATGTCGTGTCCGAGTAGACTGCGATTCCGGTACTTCCAGACGCTCCGACAATGGTTGCGTCGAGTAGAATGTCAGCGGCCGCAATTCCTGTTGGTCGGTGTACGCCGAGTGTTGTAGTGAGTCGATAGTTATTGGTGTTGGTTCCGAGGTATCTGTCCTCTTGGAACTGAATCACCGATGCCTTTTTACCAGAACTAGAGAATACACCAGAACTACCCATAGTAATTCCAACAACCTCTTCTGATTCTTTGTACGCTCCACTAACATCCGACAGATCAATATATGCGACCGTATCTGAGAGACTTCGTATATCAACGATTGCTCCGGCAGAATGAGAATCTTTGCCCAGAAGGAGGTCACCCACAACATAATTAAGTTGGTTTGTGTAGTCTCCGGGTTTGGTTCTGATGGTGGCTAGAGAGAATCTCTGAATTTCTGACCCGGCAATCCTGCCTGCGTTGGGTCCGGTTCCGCCAATCTTTGGATCCAGAACCAGACTGAACTGTGAGTAGTCATTCTCACTCGGGAACTTATCTTCTTCTCTATCTAAGAATGCAGTGACCATAATCTTGTCGGGTCTAAGTTCCATCACTGGATCGGATCCGTGTCCGCCAACTGGGGGAATCTGTGGGTCAAGACTCGGAATAGTTCCAACGATTGCAGCGCCTACTGTACCATCTACACCAGTTGTTTCGTTTGGAGGGACGATACGAGCAGTTGCGTACTTATACCCAGATCCTCGGTCGTTGACCAGAACACGAGTTATGGCTTTGGTAACATTATTCATAATCGGAATTAGAACGGCACCACTTCCATCACCAATAAGTTCTGTCTTTGGTAGGACTTTGAATTGATCATTTACCGACATTGGGACACCAAACGCAGAATCGATTACATATGTTTTACTTGATTCTGTTGAGGTATATCCAGTAATGGTTCGGTGTAGTCCAGAACCATTACCCGATGTCATTACTAGAGAATATCCTATTGGGTTGCCAACCAAGTCGTCATTTCGAACATGAATGGTTGTCGCATCTGCATCAACATCTAATCGAGCGATTTTGCCATTAGCAATTGTTGCGGGGAATAATGCTGTGTTTGTTCCTGTCAAGAAGACAGTATGTACGGCACCATCAACAGCATTGAACTGAACATCATATTGAAGTGCGCGGGCGTCAGGATATTTGTTGGTGTTTTTGGGATCGACTGCAAGGGTTCGGATTGGGATGAGATCATCTGTAGTGAAGTCAAAAAGATCATCGGTGACGGTCATTATATACTTCCACACATAACCGTCAGGCGTTCGGATGTCTTCGGTATCGGCACCATACGGAGAAGTTGTACTCGTTTTTTGTGCCGCATCGCCACCGTTATTGTCCAGACATTTATATACGTTGCCATTTGTTGTGGAAACGTATTGGGGTGTATCTCCATTATACGCCAAGTCATCGGTATATTGGGAGTAGGTTGCTCCATAGACCCAAGTGTTCTTGCTTGCCATTAGATAGACATCGAGGTCGAGGATTCTTTTTGCAGCGATGGCATTCTTCCACACATCAAGTTCCATTGCTCGGGACTCGGTGTAATTAGATCCTGTACTAAATGGTTTTGATATTATCATGTAGAGACTATGACCAGAGTCCACTTGGAACAATGCCTGTAGTGTCTTACATATCTCTGTTCGTAATGGGATCTGTGTCATCGAGTAATCTTTCTATGGAATTCTTTGATCACTAAAGGCTTGAAGTCAAAGGTGAGTCCATCATAATCTTCTGTCGTTACCGTGGATGGTTCCTCCTTCAAAAACCACCCTGTAAGTCCGCCTGCATCTGCAACAGAGTACATCAACCCTGATGTACCTCCGTGTCCTGTATTTATATCACTTGCCATAAAGGGATCATTAGAATATGTAGCAACTGTAAGGTCACTGCGGGTTCCGTTGGGCCCAACGGCGGCGATAGAAACAACAATTCCCTGAGCCTCTGGGGAGAATATGCCAGTTGTCTGATAAATATAATCACCCACAGAAATAGTTCCATCGCCCGCCGGATGAACCACCAATGTTCTTTGTATCATAATATCGTCACCATTCGTAATCCCACTTCCATACGAAGAGCCAGAGATAGTTCTTGTATTGGGATGTGGATATACCAACCAATGATCAGCAGTAGCAGAGTCAGTCCCAACAAACACCAACTGGTTGCATTGGGGTCGGTTTGCGGTTCCGCCTGGATTATCCTCGTCGCCCAACGGACCACTCGCACCAAGAACGTGAACGCTTGTTCCTGATTCTGTGAATGTTCCTTCTAGATCACCACTAAATCCATTAGGGAAGAGATCTGTGCTTTGAGAGTTGTTCCTGAGATTTTCCCACGACTCTAAGTTGTATGGGGTGTAATGTCCGATGATGGGAGTCTCGAATGCAGCAGTCGATCCTGTGATCGTGCTGTCTGACTCTACCGTAAGAGGAATGAGGTAGTCTCCGAATAGAGCATACCCGGCTGGATGAACAATCTTTTTGATGATGGTCTTATATTGATACAGAGGAAGACCAGATCGAATAACATACGAGAAGTCTTGGTAGTAGTGATTGTCCTGCATCTTACTCTTACTCGAAACGAGATGACTACTCGCCTCATAGAAACCACGAGTTAGATGCACACTTCCACCACCAGATACACCGATAGAAGCATCACTTCCGTTCTTGGTGTCGATTTCCACAGTAATACCATCACTGTCTATGAAGTTGACTCCGTAGTCTAAGATGTCGATAGTGTTGATTGCTCCAGCAGAGAAACCAGATGATCTAGACTTCACAGAGGACACATACCCTCGACCACCCCGACCTCGGGTTCCGGTTATTTTGATTGAGTCACCGATTGCATACTCCTGCCCACCGTTGTCGATGGTGATTTTGCTGATGGTAGGAAGAATCTTTTCTGTGACCGAAGCGCCGTCTGTTGGTATCTCGGTTGGAAGACTAGGATCAAAGATGCCCGATATGGCATCGAGTTCTAGTGCGAAGAAGTCATATCCCTCCCCAACGTATCTCACTGCTCTCTTCACACCGGCAGAGGCTGTTTGCTTGTCTAGGTCCACAGGATCGAACTGTGAAATCAACTGTCCTTCAGATTCATAGATTGATGCACCATGGGAAGTAGATACTAGCAGTTGCTTATCACTCGTATACTTTCCCATCGATGTCTTTATGATGTCTTCTTTGGGAGTGTAGATTTCAGTATCTGTGTCAAAGAGCATCTTGAAAAGAAACTTGACACTATCAACAGAACCCTTTGCTCTATAGAAGGAGCGAATATTCTTGATGATGGTCCTCTTGTTAGTTCCACCTGCAAATGATTCGGGAAAGGAATCTAGCAATTCTCTCTTCATCATGTCGAAGAAGAAGTCAATGTTTTCGTCAGGATTTCGGTTGTCTTTGAGGTGTTGTGATGTGTATATCTCACCTGCGCCTGTACCACCGTGCGTGACCCCTTGCTCCATCCAACGATAGTACTCCCGGAGGAACTCAACAAACGTAGTGTGTTCAAGTCCTACGAACTCAGGAAGTTGGTCTGGTAGAATGGTAGAAGTGTAGTAACCGGGAATTGGTTCAGGCGCCAGGACATTGGCAAGAGTTACCCCGGATACTGTACCGTCTTCTAGATTAACTCTGAGTGGTAGAAGCACTTAGTAAATCATCCTTGTCCATAGTTTGCAATGTTGTCGATATCATTCATAGCGACTTGAATCACCATTGGGTCCGCTGAATCGTAAGTGATGATCGTATTTCGGGGAGCAAGAATGTCGGAATCTCTTGGTTTGGCTTGAATATCGAGGTAGGCAGAATTTCCATCAACAGCATTAATTTTGATTCGGTTGAGTGTGAGGTGTCCCGTGTCGTAGTTCACATCACCTGCATTTTCCTTCAACACAACACCGAGGTTGTCTACGATCTTCAATTTTCCTGTACTATCGTCAATCAGACTTCCTGTCTTACTAGCACCGTTATCATCAACGAATGTAAACGATCTACTTCCAATTACAGGAACGTGTCCGATGTGAGGATTGTGGATTGGGTTCGTGAATGAAGTGGCGTAGGTAATTGCACTCGCAAGGTTTGGAACCAACCTCTTCTCCATTGTTATCTTAATGTCGTTTCCTAGAATAGATGAGTCGGTGTTGTCTACGAGAGACTGTAATCCTGACAGGTATAGGCTCTGACTGAACTTCTCAAGGTTGAGGTCAATATAGTTTGTGAGCAGCGTGTTGATGGTTGCCCGGATGGTATCTTCTGAAATACCAGTCTTGGTTGACTGGTATTTGGTTTTCACATTTAGTTTAACGTAGAGATATTCTGCGTCGGTTACTATAGGAGTGACTCCGATCACACCCTTTGACTTCTTGATTGCTTCTGCAATGCTGTTCTTGGTTGCGTCTGTGAGGAACTTTCCGCTAAACGGTTTCACTGCAATCATTACTCGACCATATTGTGGGGGATCCTCATCTTCCCCACCATACACACTTACACTTTCCAGACTAGGAAATTGCTCTTGGATGATTGCTTTGTAGTCGGTTGTAGTAACCGCTCTGTTCTGTGCCTGATATGAAAGAGGTGCGTTTGTCCGAACAGATTCAATTGATTCTGGTGGTGATCCACCTTGAGCAACTGAAGTTACTGCAATGTCGTTGGATAAACTGACAGAGGTGAAGATTCGACTTGTGCTTGTGTCTCCCTCACCTACACCATTCGCGGCGGCGCCGGATGTGATCAGGTAGGAAATATAGACGAGATTGCCGTGGGCAAGCGACTCACCGACTATCCCGTCACCAAAGTATACTTCATAACGATTTTCTCGATTCTTCTGAATGAAGAACACCTTATCGCTAGAATCGACGGAGAGAAGACTGTCGGACAGATTCCACTTATCAGAGTAACCAGTGTTATCACCAACGCTCGTCTGTACATTCACCTTGATTGTGGTGATGTCTACGTTCTTTTCTGGGATGGCATATCTGTTGTTTGACTTGGATGTGTCATAGACAAACTGAGAATTCTGTAGAGTACCCTCGTAGACTTTCACACCCGACAGTTGTGGCGCATCGGCTGATGTTACGAGTGTGGTTTCGATTGTCTGGAATGTGTATGACTGCCCACCATTTGATGCGGTGAATAAAGTATTGGCTGGAAGAAAAGAGCCAAGAGGATAATCGTCCGTGTTAGATAATGTGATGTCAACTTCTGCCATCGCTGCGGTTATTGATGAGGGTCGATATCCAAGAGATTTGGCAATTGAGTTGATAGATTCTGGTGCAACAGCAGTGTCAATGAACATCTCGTTGATGACCATATTGTTGTAGAATGCTTGATACTGGGTATTGTATGCAAGGATATCAATGATCATTGCCAGAGCAGAACCCTCGAAGTTATAATCCTTGAAGGTATCTGTAGTTCTCAGATGGTCCCGAAGACTACTTTTGATGGACTCAAAGTCAATGTTGTTTGTTGTGAACAGATCTGCCATCTCATCTCATCCTTGATAGTTTTACGGACAATTGTACATCTGTATGTATATGACGAATCACGAAGTTTAGACTGACATCATACCCATTCCGTTCGTGGTCATCTATAACAGTTATGTCGATGATGTCGATTCGTGGTTCATACTTTTCCAGAGCGAACTGGATATTATTTCTGATAGAAAGAGCCGAAAATGATGTAGCCTGTTCAAACAATTGGGCGCGAATATTAGAACCAAACTTGGTCTTGAATGGACGTTCTCCGAAGTTAGTAAGAACGATATGCTTCACTGATCGCTTGACCGCAGTAACATCATCGACAGTAGGAACATCCCCTGTCAGTGGATGCCGAGTCATATTCAAATCGAAATCGGTGTATCTAGCCATCTTGGTACAATAATGCCTCCGCGTCTTTTGCTGTTGTTGTAATTTCTACGAGTGTAGATTCTTCATCCATCTCTTCCAGACCATCCCAGTGACACCACTCCACAAGAACGCAACCAATAACAGAGATCTTGCGAAGTCCGTAGATAGGATATAGGGTGTATGCGAGAGTCCCGCTCATATCCATCAATCTCTTGAAGTAACTCTCGATGTCATCAGACACCATCACAAGAGAGTGGTCCTTGAGTTGAATCCGGCTAAGAAGTGGTAGCGTGGTGGTTGCAAGTACGTCCTGTCGGTTGGACTTGGACTCGGTGATTCCACGGGCTGTGGATTCGTGTGTGACGGACCACTTCTTCAAGGAACTGCCGTACG